TTGCCGGCGACCACGATGCCGATGTCATCGCCCCCTCCGTCTCCCTTGGTGCCGGAAGGGTCGACTGCGATCACGATGCGCTGCATTTCGGGCAGCGCACCCTTATCGATGCGGTGCCGATCGATGCCGGGGATCACGCCGCCCTCGGTTTGCCGGTCCTCCAGCGTCCAGAGCGCGCCATTCACGTCACTGGCCCATTCCCCCGCCTCGAAGCGCAGGCGCTGGGCAGCGCTCATGGACGCCAACACGTCGAAGTATTCCGCAGGCAGGTTGTCCGCGTTGTCCGACGGGTTCACCTTCATCTCGGCGTAGTCGTCGGGGTTCGGCAGGGCTTCCTTCGTGCCCGGCTTCAGCTTGGCCCGGAACAGCTGGTAGAACCAGTGCAGCTTGCTA